GTAATAGGCCCAGCCGATACGCCATTCTCATCGCTGTCAATCGTAATGTCTGCTGTGATGGTCTGACCATTCAAGCGGATGATGCTGTTGTTACCCTTGAACGGGTAGCGTGTGTCACTTTCTGTTTTAGAGTAACTACTTGATATGGCGAAGGTGTCATACACCACCATTTCAACCACATCATTGAGTGATGCACCTGTAACTAATACAACGCTTGTGCCTGTCGTAGCGGTATAGTCAGTTCCGGGCTTGAGAAGCACACCGTTCTGGTAAACATCCATATACAAACTATCCGTATATTTCAGTGTTTTCGCATCACCGTCACTGCCACTAAAGCTGGTTTGACTAGCTGTGGCTTGGTATACAAAGCGGTTGCGAACACCAAACTCTGGGGATTTACCTATATATGGCATTATGGTTTCTCCGGCCAAGTAACATCGTCTAGGGATGTGGCTGTCTTAGTAATGTCTCGTAGGTCTTGTCGATATTTCTTTTGTGCATCTGTCATAGTAAGGTCACTAGATGCCCACCAGTCAGTTTCGGCAAGTTTGGCATTACGTTTTTCACGGAGAATATCCAACTTTTCAGATGCACTATAGTCAGTTTGCGTGAAATCTGTTTCAATAACTTCACCCGTAATTATGTTATGTTCTTTTGCTTTTGCCATAATTTCTACCTATATAAAACCTGCATTGTACCACCACCATCAAATGTTCCAGCGGTGACGCAAACCATAGCAACTCTGTCTAATGGCGCAGACAAATCTATAGAACCTGTCCCAAATAATTGACCTGCATAATCCGTATATAAAGCGGTAGAATAGTGTACATTCCAAAGGTCATCTGTGCCATTTGTTCTATACAAAGACCAATAACCATACATAACTATACCCGCACCCCAATTCCCTATTTCAAAACCACTTGAAGATGTACCTCTTCCTGTAGTAGTAGAATCATATATGTATGCGTACTGGTCAATGTAGCCAGAGGTCACTAAACCAGAACTAGTGCCAACTCTAAGTTGTATACCCGGACCACCTGAACTGGTGCTAAGTCCGTTCCAAAAAACATGAACTTCACGAATTCCATCTGGTATGCCCGTTACAGAATGAGATGAGGAGTCAAGAGTAATTTTTGAACTCTCTGTAAACCCTTGACTACCAATAGCCAACCCGTCATTTAAAATTGTGGTTAGTGCCATCTACTTATCCTTATGCGTAAGGGCTGTCACCCAACACAGATGTATCCCAAGCTGCTTTTAACTTTGCGATTGTATCTGCATTTGTAATGGCAGAAGCGGCAGGCGCATCACGCAATGCCTTCTTCTTATTTACAGAATTAGTCTTTGCAGTAGCATCGTCAGCTTCAAGAGCCTTCATGTACACTACATCCTCTGCCTCAAGCAGCGGTGCGCGAACTTCACGGATTTTATCCTGAAAGATCTTTTTTGCTTCTGTCATATCCTCAGAGATGACTTTACCACTCAAAGTCCATGCTCCGCGAAAGTGACGGTCAGATGGAACGGTAGCTGTTGAAGCATCAATCGAGTTACCGTCCTTGTCTACGATATATGTTGTTGCCATAAGGTTTCTCCTATGCGGCTACGGTTTCATCAGTGGCTAACTCTTCACTAATCTTCCAAGCATTGCGCCACTCTCTTGTCGCTGGAAGCTGTTCCTTGCGGCATATTACCATCTTTGGCTTATTACCGCTATCATAGTCTCGCCACACATGTTGTGGGCAGTCTTTCATAATCAAATACTCGATTGCTTGCTCTTCGGTCATTGCCTTGACAGGCTCTGTATTATGAAGCAAGTAACCCCTTGTGTGCTTCTTAAAGTCGGGCTGTGCCTCATCTTTAGCTAATTCCCAATATACCTGTACAGGTGGTAGGATGCCGCCCTGCAATGCACAAGCCATCCAGTTGGGGTCGGGTACAAGTATTTTAGCGCACTCATCTATCTTATCTTCATAGACCACACGGTAATCTGACTGATGCGGCTCAAGGTTTTCCTTTGCCCAGCATAATCTGTCAAATAAGTGTGTGCCTTGAAACTGTGGTGTCACTGTCATGCTAGGTCTCCGTGAACTGATGTGCAAACAATGTCACAGTCATTTGCACTAGCACTGGTATTTACCCAGTACGTCCTGTAAAGAGAAGTGGTAGCAGAACCCTTGCTCACTAAATCACCATGATACCTGTCACCACTATCTCCTCCCGTGCAATTTACAGAATAATTAGCGTTGCCCATAGCGTTAACAAAATTAGGTTGATAATCTCCTGTTCCACCGTCTGTAAAACTGGTACAATTAAGGCTGTCTTGAATTGCTGCTGTTCCTGTGCCGTCCAAATTAACCCATTGCTTTGCACTACCATTAACAACGAACTGCGTATCAACCGTGCCAGCGGTGCTGTGTTCTAGGGTATCTGCTTTGATTTTTCCTAGTGCCATTATGCTAGGTCTCCTACTCCAGCATTGTTTACATACTCATAATCAAAATCTCCAGTTGAGCTAGATGATGAATAAGTCGCAGAAACTTCTAAGCTAGATGTTAAAACATCAGCCTCATTCATTGGCATAGAGAGTTTGATAAAAGTACCATTGTGGTCTGTGCTTGATGACATAAGTCCAGTGTTCCAATAACCTTTAGCAGTATTAAAGTTGTTGACAAAATTGTACTTGTAGTTTCCTTGACCTACATCGGTAATCGACCCGACATTGAAACTGTCAATTGCGGCTGGAGTTCCTGTTCCGTCATGGGCAATCCAAAACTTTGCCAACCCCTGCTGCAAGTTAGTGGTCGTGCTATTACCTTCACCTGTGACTACAATAGACCCAGCAGTGCTTGTGCCAGTGAGTTTGTCTGTTTTTATCTCACTCATGCTAGGTCTCCAAAACAAATTAAGTCTACAAACGCAAAGTCTAAATTGGTTCTATTTGTAGAAGAGTTAACAAACGCACTGTCCATATTTATACTTCCTGTAGCAGTGTCTCCTGAAGAACCATCAACCCGCATATATGTCCAAATTGCGGTGGAACTGCCACTATTATATGTACATGAACCCACATGACTGTAGAGTATGTTTGCAAAACTATTAGTAAAACTATGTGTAAATGTACCAGTTCCATTATCGGTTATAGAACTATGATTAAGTGAACCTGACTGAAGTGTTCCAGAAGCGTGTTGTCCTCTTACTTTTGCCGCCTCTTGCTTAGTCAGCGTAGCCGCACCACCGCCTGTGCTTTGTATGGTATCTGCTTTT